GTATGCTGAATCGCCTTGGATGGCCTGGCGTACCGCTTTCCGCGAAGCACTCAAACTACGTGCAAGTTTACCCGACGTAGAAAATGAATATAGACTAAAAGTTTGGTTAAAGGAAGACTCTGGCACCATTGCCCATGGACACTGGAGTCATAAAGGCGCCCAAGATGCTGTGGAGTATTACGATGCAGTCAATGGAAATCCCACTGAACTCCGCAAGAGCTACGAGTGGGATTGGCTTGCTACGTATGCGTTTATGAAACGCAGTCTAGCAGCGAACTAGCAATATACTCAACTTCTGTATCTGTTAGCTCTGGATAGATAGGCAGACTTAAACAACGTCTACTCAATGCACTGGCGGCGCTAAGGATACTGGGACCGGAGTAATGTTGATATGCTGGAAGTTCGTGTAATGGATGCGCATAGTGTATCTTTACATCAATACCTCTATCTTGCATCTTGCCAAGCACAGCATCGCGATTATCTATGTCAACTACAAACTTGTGGAAACTATGTGTATCAAAGTTTGTTTCGTTGATTAGACAACGTATAGGAGAATCTGTAAATCGATCTGTCCATTGCTTTGCAATTAATTTTCTACGTGCCTGCCAGTTGTTGATGTAGTGTGCTTTGACTATGAGTTGGGCACAGTCTACTTCACTCATGCGTGAGTTTGTGCCCACTTCAGCATGCCCGGTACTCTTGCCATTGTCAGTCCACCCACGTGCATAGTTTAACAGTTCGCGATCATCTGTAACAACAGCACCACCGTTGCCATAGTTACCCAGGTTCTTCATGGGATCGAAACTGATTGCGGCACCCATGCCCCAACGCCAGCTGTTATCAGCAAGCCAATGTTGAGCAGCATCTTCAATCAAGCCAGTCTGGATTCGAATATTTCTAGGCAATGCTGCTCCATACAAACCTATACCAAGTATAGCTTGGTACGAAACTGTTCGATCAACTTTGTCCAAATCTATAATGCCATATGCATCAGTATCAGCAAAGTGTATGTTCCAGCCTGCACGAACAAATGCATTAGCACTTGCAGGAAAAGTCAACGACGGAACAAGTACTGTAGGAGGATGTATGCCAATTCGATCTCTAGCAAAGCTCGCAATAATTTCTAGTGCTTGTGTTCCTGAATGACACACCGCAGCATGCTCAACACCATTCTTGACAGCCAGCCATGTTTCAAAATTTCTAGTATGTTCTCCGTTCATAAGACGACCGGATGTTAATACTTGGTCAGTAACATCCAGAATCTCCTCGCGGAGTTGATTATACTGTCTTTGGAGACCAGTAAACGGAATTCGAAAGCCAGTCATAATACTTTTGGAATCCTTCTTCTACATCTACTTTGGGATCGTAACCTAGTATGGTCTTGGCACGATCAATGTTTAATGCACCTCGACTGGGAAAGTCTGCATCTTTGTCGCGACATTCAATAGAGCCTTTGCCTACAATTTTTACAATCATCTCAGCAGCTTCTAACAAGCTAACTGAATGACTCTTGGTGATGTTGTAGGTATTGTTGCGAGCCATGATACGAGTGGCGGCAGCCACAATGCCATCGGCCGCATCATCTACATAGGTAAAGTCTAACGTTTCCCCTGCCCCATTAACCTTAAGAACGCCTCCTCGCATGGCGCCGAGCATAAACTTTGCAACGACTCGGTCCTCAACGTCAAGTGGACCGTAAACAGCACTAGGCCTAATAACAGCGTAATCAAAAGCGCCGCGGCGATGGTAGTCTTTGACAATGTCTTCCCCTGTTAGTTTCATAATGCCGTATTGTCCAATTGGCCGGCAGTCATAATCTTCTTCTACTTGATCTTCAAAGTCTCCATACACCATTGAACTAGAGATGTACACAACACGTTCTACTCCGTGTTTTTTGGCACTCTCACAAACGTTGATCAAGCCTTCCATCATAACACGACTACCCCAGGCAGGGTTGGCATTGACAACTTTTTGTCGGGGGAAACTTGCCATGTGAATGATAACTTCAGGCCGGTGTTTGCTCACTAGCCCATCGAAGTCTTCAGCATTGGTAATGTCAATGTGATAGATGTTGTTGCCGGATATCTTTTTCAGACGTTCATTCATCAAGTAGTCAAGTTCTGTTTGTGGAATGATTCCGTAGTTTGTGCGAGTGTCTGTGATGATCACTTCGTGTTCTTTGGCTTCTAATCTTTGCACCACATTGTGCCCAATAAGACCTAGCCCGCCTGTAATTAATATTTTCATTTTTTAATTCCGCCCCATTTAAGAGTCCAAAAAAGTTCGTTCTGTTCGCTGAGTCTAGCAACAACACGATATACATGTCCGTAACTAGTAAAATCTAAATGACGGGTCCAATATGGTTTCTCTACCGCATGTTCCATTACAAACTTGCCAGCGTCGCTTTCCTGCCATTTCCATATGGGCTCTGCTACCCACAAGTCTGGATCTTCCACATCGCCCATTGTAATTTCGTGTACACAGACATCGCGAAAACGCACTGCTCGATCGCCGATGATTTTTACTTCTTCGGCTTTCCAGTGTGCTGGTGTTGTGTCAGTATTCATTGCCATACATTAGTATAGCACAAGGGTCAGTTTTTAGCAACCAAGTCGGCTGCCATTGGGAAGATTTCGGCAATAACTTTGGCACATGCGCGAGCCACTTCCATGTGCTCTTTTTGTGTGCCATTGCCCGATCGCAGTTCAATAAAGTGAATCCAGCTACGCAGAGTACCATTCATGTACATGCGGCTTACTGTTAGTCCTTCTGGTAGAACTGCACGAGCTTGTTCTTTGGCAATACCATTTTCAATTGCCCACTTGTATTCTTTTTTCACAGCATACAGCACTCGTTTCTGAGCACGTTCCCATTCAATCGCTAACAACTTTTGTGTCTCGTCGGATATGTCTAGTTCTACGCTGTTCTGTCGATTCTTGGTGTCTTGGAATCGTGCCTCACGTAGCACAAACGCCTCGTCAAGTTCAGCTGTAGGATCAGCATATCGCTGGGAGAACTCTTGAAAGCTGAAACTTCTGTGACGTAGAATCTGTCGTGCGATGTCGCGAGTGGTAACAATTTCACAACAGGCTGACACCATTTCGAGTGGGCTCCAGTGTTGGTGCTTGACCAGATATCGAATAAGTTTTTCTGATGTGTCTGTGTTGAACTGATTGGCGGGATTGCTGACACGGGCGCAATACGCAATAAGTTCCTGCGCATCGTCGATTCCCTGGGATCGAAATTCCTCAGTTGGTTGACTGTAGGATAGAAGGGTAACATTCATAGATCTTTTAATAATTTATCAGTTTCGGGTTGCACAATTTCTGCAACGGCTGCAATATCAACCACAAAGTCTAAGTCGCGAACTTGATCGCCAAACTCAGCCAATGTGCGAGTAAGCATCGTTTCAATTTCTTCAAAATCTAGTCCTTGCTTGCGTAGCACATGAAGATTGATTGTTCGCTGTTTTTTACCTTCCAAACGAACAATCACCTTCTTGATACACTCAAGGGGAACTTCAGTTTTATTAACCTCTGCGACTAGATGTTCCCATTTGCTAAGGAATTCATCACTGAACTGCATCTGCGGCCACTACCGTTGTTTTTGGCGGACGACCACGACGTGGTTTAGCAGGTTCAGTTTCAGCAACAGGAATAGCCATTGCTGTGCTCATGTTCACAGCTGGAAACATGCGTTGTGCATCTTTCTTCATACGAGCAGCTTCTGCAATCATGCCCTTGGCTTCTACTTCCATACGCTTGGCCTGTGCCAACATGTTGGTTGCTAATGACTTGTCATCTAATGCACCATCTGTTGATGCAAGCAATGGCTCGATTGTGGGTGCATTATTACGATTTTTAAACTCTGCTTCAGCCTTGCGTTTGACTGCTGGATCAACAATACCTTGTGCTTTGTCAAGGTCTTGCAAACGCTTGAGAGCTTGGTCGCCTGTTTCCATTTCGCGAACAATACGGTTAAGTTCGTCTAACTTGACAGAGCTGGTGGCAGTAGGAGTAACAATAACTTGGTTAGCTGGCACTTTCTTGATCATACCTTCTCGGTGCAATGCTTCTAACTGAACACGACCGTCTGGTAACATGTTGCGGTGCAATGCTTCTGCTAAGTTATTGGCTTGTTGTCCAACTGTGCTTTCCAATGTACGCATGATACTGTCATGAATGTGTGTTGGCAGAGTCTCTGGATATATTACGAGACACATGTGGTCCTCGCCCGGAACTTCTCTGAATAAAATTGCAACCTTGCGGTCACCGTGTCTACCGATATGTTTAAGCATTTGCTTCTCCTTGTGGTGGTTGATTTTTGGCTACGTGTGCTTGTGTAGCTTCAATAAAGTTAGAGAGCTTGTCAAAGAGCTCCCCGACTTGTTTCATTTCGTGGGCCTTAAATGCACCACGTGTGCATGATGTATCGATAATGTTTCTAATCGAAATCATGTCTGTGATAGTAAGTTGTGCGTTTTCCATGCAGATATTTAATGTCTAAACACACCAGTCAATTATTTTAGACTGAATTTTTCTTTCAGTGCTAGCACACTTTTTTGAATAGTGCATTTAACTGTGCCCAAATCATATGTGGTAAATGCACAGTGTGTTGGCGTTGCGGACACAGCATCTACGCTTTCTTGTGCAACAATTTGGATAATCTGATCTAGCTTTTCAACGCTGATCCACTTTCCGCTTACGTCTGTGGTGATTCTTGTTAGTAGGTCTTTTGAGTTCATCATGTTCTTTCTTTAGTTGTATGATTGTGTCATATAACGCTGACATAGATAACCGTAATCCACGACGCTCAAAAGGTGTAAGTCCTAACAGCCAGGGTGGCCCATTGGGGTCTTTATCGATGTGATAATCGCTTCTATACGACTCGCACATCTCGGTAACAACACGTTCCTTCTCTGTCATTTATATGGTTTAATGTCTTTGTGTTTGACAATTATAAAATTGTAAATCACATCCTTGTACTTAATGGGCAGATCCAGATGAACAGTAATTTCGGGTCCTGTAACATGATTGATCAACCGATCATTGCCCACTGTTCCTACAAACGGAATCTTGTTCCATTTACCAATTACTCGATCGCCTATGTCATACACATGCTTGTAGCCAATGCGATTGAAGTAATCAGTTTGATTGCCCATTACTTAATCTTACCGTCGCGGATCATTGCTTCAAAGTGATCCCACAACACATTGAACTTGACTTCGTACACTTGTGCTAGAGCAATCCATTGCTCTGTTGTGACATCTTCGCGTGACGCAAATGCCTTGATGTCATCGGTTACTGACCAGCAGTGCATGATCTCTTGTTCAAAATCAAATCTATCTTTTGCCATTACCATTGCTCCTTTGCTTTCTTTGCTTCACTTACAATCTTCTTAACTATAGTCCACACAGGATGCCAAAAGTATCCTGCTACAAATCCATATGCTAGCATTTCTACAGCTTGCATCATATTTTTAGCACTCCTTAGTTTTTCTCTTCATCGTAGTAGGCATATTGCCCAAACGGTGGCACAATACTTGTGGTGCCATGCAAGATAAACACAGTCTCAGTATAGTTCTCATCGCCCCAGCTACCAAACGGATAACCGTCTGTGAACATGACCAGGCGCTTGGGCTCGATTTCGTTTTCTTTCAAGTAGTTGTACACACAGTCAAAGTCTGTACCGCCGCCACCTTTGACTTCGTAGTCGCAGATGTCATCCAAGTTGTCTGAGTCGTATTGTGCAGGATTGTATGCATCAGTATCAAAAGTCACAACATGAATCTTGTATGCAGGGAACGAATCCATGATACCTTGGATTTCACTCAAGAAGTCCTTCAACATGCTTTCGCTAATTGAACCAGAAGCGTCTAGCGCAACAGCAATATCGATCATTGGGTCACGAGCTTGTCCGGGCATGATAGCATCCATGTGCCAGCCCTTGCGGCTTGCTCGCATCCAAGTGTAGTCGCTTTTGATAGTGCTCTCCAATTGCATGCGCAACAGTTCACGCCAGTTCATTTGTGGCTCTGTCAAGTCCTTGATCAGGCGCTTGACACCTGCGGGCAAGTTACCTGCACCGTCTACTGTAGCGGCTGCCGCCAACATAGCTTCTTTAATCTCGTCTTTAATTTGCTGACGTTCTTCGGGAGTCAACTTTGGACGACCTTTGCCTTCTTCGTCGCCGTCACCACCATCGTCGCCATCACCATCCAAATGCTCGTCTAACATTTGATCCAATAATTTGCCAATGTCAATTTTGTCGGCTTTTTCGTACAAGATGTCGTAGACTTCTTCTGAGCTCATGCCGTCAAACTTTGGATCATGTAAACAAGGCACTGAAGTAATCTTCTCACCCACACGATGCTTGATCAAGTCTGCGTTGACACAATAGTCATTGGCAATGTTAAACAACTGCGGGTCGCGATCTCCTCGACGTCCAAAGTGATCATATACACAATGCAACACCTCGTGTCCAAACAAGAACTCAATCTCTTTTGGGCGTAACATTTTAATAAAGCGGCTATTGTAGTAGAAGTGGCGTCCATCTGTTGCGGCAGTGGTACACCATTCGTCTGCGTTAACAAGTTTCAACCGTGTTGCCAAGTTACCAAAGAAACTGGCCTTAAGCAAAAGGCCTACCCGAGCAGTAATAAGCATCTCACGTACTTCTCTGTCAAGTTTGGGATCTGTAGCACCGAGCAAATTAGCAAACTTTTTCTTATCATCTTTGGTGGCTGTAGTTGCAGTCATGTGTATCCTTTGTTGCTTCATGTATATATTATAACAGATTGCGATTTATTAGTCAAACAATTAGTTCCATTCTTTCTTGTCGCCAGTAGCTTCGTTATTACGATAGCCTGCGGTATAGGCTGCAATCTCTGCGTCAGTCATTTGATCTATATCAATACGAGGTGATTTGTGAGTGTCTCTCACAAAATAATGGGGCCAGTACTCACGACCGTAGTATGAGTCTGCGGTACCACGATCGTAAGGACCACCATGTCGTTGATCGTAGTAACTGGATTGTGCGTGTTCTTTTAACATAATTTCTCCTTAGGCCGCTTTGCGGAAATATTGATAGGGCAAGCCCAGTGTCCAAGCAAGGTAATCATTATCACCATTGGTCTCTTCAGCTTCGTGTATCCAACGCATGGCCATGGCCTGATCCTTGGCACCTGTACTGAGCAATTCAGCAACACGGCGTTCAAAAAACTCAACAGCCTTGGTCTCGGCTTCTTTGCGAGCAGTCTCTTCACGGTCAATAGCTTGGCCAAGGATCACAAACTCAGCTTCAAAATCCGCAAGGGTCCAAGCAGAAGTATCAATACAACGTGGACGAACACCATATGCATCTTTGTGCATATCCCAGTAGGTGGCTTGGGCCTGCTCTAATTCTGTCATGTCTTCCCAGCTTGGGAAATCTACGGGATTTGAAGTGTTAGTGCTATGCATTTCTGGGATCCTTTTTGCTGTCTATGTGTATATTATAGCAAATCGAGCATTTTTGGTCAACCAAAATAGTGTTGTAAAAATGTAACACTTTAGTACTACAAATTTAGGTACTTTAGCTGGAACCAACTTTGCGCCTGCTCGCTGTAAAAATCCAGATGAACTTGGTCCTCGTAGTGCATGTTGGGTCTATCCTTTTGTGGGCGGTCAACTGGCACTAGCCCTTGGTGATATCGATATGTAAACCCCAACTCACGCTTTAGTCTCGGGCGTACTGCCATGCCCATGCCGTACTGTTCCAAGATCTTTGAGTAGATGTCTGACCACTCACCGGGACTGTGGAACACAATCAGATTCCGTTTAATTGTTACTTTGTGCATGGTTATAAAAGGAAAAGGGCTGTGTAGACACAGCCCGTGTATTTAACCTACACAGCCCTTTGTTCCTTAGGCGCTAGCTGACAAGATGTACTTGCCAAAACGTTGATGAAACTCGTCAAAGTTCTTCAACTTAGTTGGGAGGAATGGCAAGTCGTATGTTGTCAACGCAATACGAGCACCCATCACAGTCAACTCTGTTTCGAAGTTCTTCATCATATAACCCAAGAAGTTATCTGCCATCTCGTGGAACTTCTTGTCTTCTACTTTCTTCTCAACAGCATCCTTCAACTCGTAGCACATGGAGATCACTAGGCTGTACATGGCACTAACTTCTTTCACTTGCAAGTCCTTGACCTTGCCATCCAAGATGTCTTTGGGGTTAGGCATGCGGCTTGCAACCTTGCGATGGCTCATGAACTTGACAGCAAGCCCTTCGCCCACAGTACCTGCAATCAGATTAGTCAATGTTTCATCGTCAACTGAGTCGTCCAACAGCTGGCTCACAAAGCTCCATGAACGTGGAGTAGCAAATGCACGTGAGCTAGACTTAGCATCAAAGTCATACAAATCTTGCTTGGCAAAACTCAAGTAACCCACAACATCTTTGTGTACCTTGTTTTGTACAGCCCAATCTTGCCAAGATGCAAAGTCCACCTTCATCTCTTGGTGAATAAAGCGGTTTGCCAGCGGTGTTGGCATGCGATATGTAACACCTTTGTCGCTTTCACGGTTACCTGCGGCAACCATCACAACATTATCCGGCAATACATACTTGCCTACTCGACGGTTCAGGATCAACTGGTAGGCAGCTGATTGCACTGAGGCTGGTGCCGAGTTAAGTTCATCCAAAAACAACACCACAATAGGATATTGTGCGGCAGTGTCTTCATCTGGCAAGTCGATTGGGGGAGCAAACTCCATAACATTCTTGTCTTTGTTGTAGAAAGGAATACCACGAATGTCAGTGGGTTCCATCTGACCCAAACGCAAGTCGATCATCAAGCCACCAAGTTCAGAAGTAATGCCTTCAACTAGTTCGGACTTGCCGATACCAGGAGGACCCCACAAGAACAACGGACGCTTGACGCGGAATGCTTGAAGCAGTGATTTACGGGCTTGGAGCGCGGATACGGTACGGGAGTCTGACATGGGCTGTGCCTTTCTGTTTAAAAATTAACTAACTAAGTCTCTATTATAGCAAAAGTTGATTTATTGGTCAACTGTTTGATGTTGAGTAAGGACTGTTTTCTTCTACCTCGTAGACCCAAAAAACTGGAACATCCAGCATCTGGGCAATCATAAAAGCAGTTTGTCCTTGATCCAGTAGTTCTTGGATTTGTATATCGAGATCGCTCATCTTGCTCATTTGCAGTTCCTTTGCTGTCTAAGTGCTACTAGTATAGCAAAAAGCAGTTTTATGGTCAAACTGTCAAAAAAATACCCCGCAAACATTGCAGGGTATTAAAAGTAATACTCAAGTATTACATTGCAGGACCGTTGCCTTGTGTGTCAAATCCAACCTTGCCACCTTCTGCTAAGATACGCTTAAAAACGTCTTCTAACAAGATAGGAGCAAAACCAGTTTGCTCAACACACACGCAATGGTAACGCACATCGTTTTCGTCACTGTATAAAACAGTTCCAGTTCTAGCATCAACCCCACGAGCCCGCTTCACACGGTTGGTGTGTAAGTGTCCGTGAATGTTAGTGCCAAAACGACCTAACGATGCTTCATGTAACGGGATATGACTTAATATCATTCCGTTTAACACATGGTATGCACGTAATTCACGAAAGTACTCGCGGTACTCGTCATCACGAAAAATATCATGGTTGCCACGGATCAACACTTTGTCGCCGTTTAAGCGATGTAACGTTGGTAAAGCCTTGCGGTTAATTACAACGTCACCTAAGTGGTAGACCTTGTCGCTGGGACGAACTACATCGTTCCAACGTTGGATCATGGCTTCGTCCATCTCATCCGGATCAGTCCAAGGACGGATCTTTGTAACCCCATCTGCTTCTGTGAAGCGGCACACACCAGCGTGACCAAAGTGCGTGTCGCTAACTAAAAATGTTGCTGGCATTGTGTGCTCCTTTCTTAATAGTCTAATTTCATTCTACGCCAGGCTTCGTCGTCTGGCTTTTCGGTTGCATCGTAAGTCCATCCCAGGATCTTCATCATCTTGTGCTTGACACGCAAGTTAGGAATTCGTGTGCGCTCTGTGTCACCAAAGCCCATCATAATGCCAACTTCTGCGACTGCACCAGAACGGCACAAACCTGCAGTGCAATGCACAACCACGTTCATCTTGTGTTCTAATGCATGTTGCAAGAGATGCACAATCTCGGCTGCTTGAGCATCGCTGATTTTAGTTTCATCAGGAAAGCCATCGCTGTCTTCTGCATCAAGGAATTCAAAGTCGTGACGCTCTTTAAAAACGTGCTTGGCGTCAGGGCGCCAGCCTGCTGGATCTGTAATGCTGATCAGCATTGAGTTTTCGCCAGCGTCGTGATGGTACCGATTGGGCACATCGATGGCAGCTACATTTTCAATCCAAGGCATGTTATTCTCCATTTAATGCATTATTATAGCATAAATGGAGAATTTGGTCAACCGGTTATTTTTGCTTGTTTTGCTTGCGTCCGTAACTGCCGTCACGTAGCAAATAGTCGATGCCTACAAGGCCTTGCTCAATTTCTTGCAGAGCTGTGATCACCGCGCCGTGCTTGGAAGTAATTTTAGCACGATGCCCACGGTGCAATTCGCGCACACGAGTTGATGCAACTAGAACTAAATCATAACGATTGCCTATTTTTTCAACTGCTTCTCCACTGGTTAAGCCTGCGGTGCGGATGTTATCGATATTCATTCTGAGTCCTTTGGTGTTGTTAAACCGTTACTATGTTTGTCTGTTGTTTTTTCCACGTCTTGAAACAGTCGCTTTTCTTGTGCGGTGAGCTTGTCCTTGTGGGTCTTGCGTGGATTACCGCAAAGGTAGCATTGTGGGTTACCACAATCCATGGCATGATGTTTTGCTAGTCTATGCGGCTGCTTGATGTTTGCTTGATTAAATGTGCCTTTTGATCTGGCAATTGCAACTTGTCTAGAGATATGGACGTCTGTTTTATGACGACGTTGTGAATTTAAAAATTTAGCTGTTTCGTTACTCATACAGTATTTAATAGTGGTAGAACTTATTGTAGCAAGTTCTACCGCCATTGTCAACTGTTTAGAACACGGGCAACACTAGTGATTACACTGGCAATGCGTCCAATGTCACGAAGTTGCTCTACAGTATAACCTTCTTGCTTGAGTGTATCATAGTGTGCCTTCACACAGAAATGGCACTTTCCAACAATGCTGGCAGCAAGACTAAATGCTTCAAAGTTAGCCTTAGTAGTTCCGCCGTGACTTGCAATAGCGTTCATGCGTAACTGTGCTGGCAGGCCTTTTAAAGCAGGATCATCTGCCATCTCAACATAAGGATACCATACATTGTTCTGTGCCATAATACTTGCGGCAGTCATTGCTGACTCTGCGTGTACTGGAGCATCTGCTAATAGTATGCTCAATACTTTACCGTTGCCAGTTGCAGCAAGTGCGGCCACAGCACAACCCATGGCTACATCAGCATCCAATGTGCTACGCAAAAGAACAGCATCAAGATTTAACCGGGTATCTTTTGCGTAATCCGGTAACGCTGATTTAACTGCGTCGATGAATGCCATTATAGAGTCTCGCCACCGACTGTGCGGTTACATGCACAAAGTTCGCCAGTTTGTAGCGCATCAAGAACACGAAGTGTCTCTTCTGGGCTACGACCCACGTTCAAGTTGTTAACAGTAACATGTTGGATAACGTTTTCTGGATCAACGATGAATGTTGCGCGAAGTGCGGCACCAGCAGGATGATAGAATGCACCCAACTGTGCAATCAAGCTAAGATTGCGTGTACCTTCTTCAATGGAATAAGATGGACGCTGTGTGTCAGCAAACTGAGTGTGTGTAATCTTCTTCAAATCTGGATGAGCAGTTTGCCATGCTGTCTTACAAAACTCATTGTCTGTTGACCCTGTGAGTAATACAGCATCACGATCCGCAAAGTCTTGTGTCAACTTATCGTAGGCCACAATCTCTGTGGGGCAAACGAATGTGAAGTCTTTTGGATAGTAAACAATTACTTTCCACTTGCCTGCGAATGATTCTTCTGTGATTGTAAAGTATGCGTCTTCTGGCTGTCCTGGTTTGACACCTGTGACTGCAAATTTTTCTAATTTATCACCAACTGTTTTCATTTATGTCTCCTATTAAAAATGAACATAGTGTTTCTACTATGTGTATATTGTAATAGTATATAGTAATGAAGTCAATGAAAAATTAGATTTTTCCTATTGATTATTTTAATGCCGACGTTTAGTAAAACCTATGGATTGTAATAGTAATCTGGTTTGAGTTCTTTGTCAAACAACCAAGCATATATTGGAGTGGTAAATTCAAGACTCCAGTAGCCATTGCAACCCATGTATTCGCTTGGTACATGAACTTCGCCAGTTTGGTGACAATATTCTCCGAGGTCTTGCATGGCTAGATGCATGTTCAGCCTTTCAATCCAGAGATTGTGTATCTTTAACATTACATTAGAATTTTCTACTTGCTCCGCGGGCACTCCACGTAGACATATTTGCAACTTGTGTTTTTGTGTGTCAACAGTGTCAACAAAGTTGTAATGAAATCTAGTAAGCTCAGTAGTTAGTGCTTGGTCCAAAATTACTTGTTGGTCCAGGATTATTTGTATTCTTAAATCACAATCTAAAACTGTAGTCCAAGTTTGATAGTTGATCATAGTGCCAGCAGAGAATTCAATATCAAGCTCAGCGGTGTTTGTCACAATAGGTTTGTTAAGCATGGGTTATAAAATTAAACAAGTAATCAACACGGTTACTGTGCTCGGCATCAAATTCCAGTTGGCTCAGGAAAGGTAAGTTTTTTGTTCTGACAATAGTATTGTCATTGAGCTTGAACATCCAATGTTGATCTTGTAATGCCATTATTTTATTCTGGTATAAGGGCATTTGCACACTGGTGATTTTACAACCATTGATCAAAAAATCCTGATTATGATCACACTTGTAGATGTATTGTTTGAGAAATTGTTTGTAGGTATTGTAGGTATTACCCAACAACTTATCAGTGTTGAAATACATATACTCTTCAAACTCGTTGCAGTTAAAAAATCCGCTGTCTGTAGCATCGGTACTGTTGTTCATGAAAGAATTTACAGTAACAGGAAATACTTGACTCTTGGTCACAGCATAATACCACCACCTGGCTTCTAGTACAGTTTCAATTGGGCGGCCAGCTAATGCAAAATATTGTTCGCAAAAGTCTACCAGTTCTGGTGCAATATAGTCACGCCAAGGTTGATGTAATCCGTCCATACCTACTTTATCAACAAAACTCTCGTCAAGACTCCCAGTGAACTCATCGGCACCGTGACCAGTTACTACTACTCCGTCTAGTTTCGTATTTAGGTAAACATCGCCGCTGATGTCTAACATCTCTAAGGTAGGAAAATTCTTGCGTAAGAAATCCATGAACGGTTGATTCTCGTACACGCTAAATGGACTGTAGATCAATCTAAGTTGGTCTACATGATTGCAATGATTTAAAAATCCCACTACCATACTAGTAGAATCAATGCCACCGCTCCAGAATAAGTTTATTTTTTTATGTTGATCACAATAGTGTTTTACTCGATGCTCAAACACTTGCTCTAAGGAACCGCAAGAAATTGGCTTGTGCCAGGGTCTGAGCACTTGATAGTTACTTGGGGCAGCAATAGTCTGTGTTCTATCAACTGGCTCGCCACGTGGATAGTCTGACCATACCGCATTAAGGTCGATCAACTTGTTATGATCTATGAATCCTGGAATCTTGTACAATTGTCCTACCTGAGTAAAGTCAACCCCGTGCCATTTTAAAAACATCCGGTAGTAAATTGGGTTAACTGATAATAGCAAGGGTTTCATGCGCTACGATTTAATATGTAATTGAGTCTAACCACATCAAAGCAACTGGTTATATCAGTAACATCGTTGGTTTCAAAATTTTGTATTTTTTCTATAATTTGATTTTCGTAAAGTGCAAGATGGCGAAGCATTCTGTATCTACGTTTGACAATAACTGGATCAGTTGCGTTGGCAATCAGTTCGTCCAGCAGAGTTTGTCTAGCGTTGGCTGTTTCCGCAAGAAACTCTTTTAAAATCTTAATTTTATAAAATTTGGTATTAGGCTGCATTAGAATACTACTTATATGATGGCCGGCCCTGAGAGGATCGAACTCCCACCGCTGGGTTCGAAGCCCAGCATGATATCCATTTCACCAAAGGCCGATTTTTTACTAAGTAAAACATGACTGAACTATTATACACACTGATTGCAACACATATCACTATTGTTGCAGTTACACTTTTTTTGCACAGAAGCCAGGCACATCGCAGTGTTCAATTTCATCCTGCTATCGCCCACTTCTTTAGATTCTGGCTGTGGTTAACAACTGGCATGGTTACTAAACAATGGGTAGCTATACATCGCAAGCATCACCGATTCAGCGATGAACCAGGTGATCCGCATAGCCCGCATGTGTACGGAATTCAACAAGTTTTCTTTAAAGGAGCAGGGTTATATCATGCGGCATCAAAAGATAAAGTCATGGTTGATACATACGGTGTTGGTACTCCTGCTGATTGGATGGAGCTTCACGTATACCAGCCTCACTCTA